GTCCCTGATAAGTGGAAGGGGGTGCATCCGATACACACCCTTGGCGGCGTTCAGGAGATGCTTTGCCTCTCCGAACCCGGTCTGTACTTCTTCATCAACCGCAGCGACAAGCCCAAAGCATTGCCCTTTCAGATGTGGCTGGCCGGTGAAGTCCTGCCCGCGATCCGCAAGCGCGGCTACTACGGGGTGATGACCCCGGTGGAGCGGATGCGGCATCACGTCGCGCTGTCGCGGCTGGTCAAGCAGGCCGTGCACAGTCATGACGGCTTCGAGCAGCATATCTTGATGGAGCAGGTGAAAGACGCTTGCGCCCTGTTGCGGATCACGATGCCGCCGCTCTCGACCCTCGGCAAGCCCGCCCCGCAACTGACGCTGGCGGAGGTGTGACATGGAGGATTATGACGACGTGACCGAGATCGACGCTGAGGAGTTGATTACCGACATCCACCAGGGGCAAGTTGATCTGAGCATTCTGGCGGGATGGCTGGCGCGGGATTCCAAACCGGAGATTCCCAACATCATCCTTTACGCCTTGGCCGTGCTGCACACGCGCATCAATCAACTCTCCCCTAGCCTCGCTAGGCATTAACCGAGTGCGACCCGCCCACGAGGCGGGTTTTAAATCTCAATTTCCAGCAACTCCAAATCGGGCGCCTCGCCGTCCAACTTGCCATCACGCACAAAGTAGCGCGTCCCAACCGTCCCCGCGCCCAGCGCCTGAATCTCAGCGCCGCCCGGCAACTGAATCGTGCAACTCCCAAACGCCGCCGCCGTGCATTCGCCCACCACGCGATAGCTGCCCGCCCCGGCCACGGCGACAAACTGACTCCAGAGATTGCGATTACTGCCGATCATGGCCGCACCTCAAGTCCTAGCGTCTGGATCACCTTCAGCCCGCGGTCCCAGGCCGCCGTGACGCTCACCTTGCGGATCATCCCGCGCAGCGACCCGACTTCCAGAAGCTGCCCAGGGCGCAAGAGGCCCATGGCGGTCAAGTAAGGCGTGGCGACGGTCAGTGTTTCGCTAAACCCGCTCTTGCTGAGTTCATAGATCGCCCGTTGCCGCGCCGCCACGCCGGACTCATCGCAGAACAGGCTATCCACAAGAGGATCGGCGGGCTGCAACAATCCATCCGTTCCGGCGATTTTGGCGAACACCAACTTGCCCGCATCAGTCCCCGACAGATACAGCCCATTGTACGAGGGCGCGTACACCGGCTGGCGCTGAATCGTGACCGCCACATCTTCAGGTATAGACAACACCGGCGATAGCGCGCCCCACAGCCAGGAGGCCATCGGGTAATGCGGATAGGCGGTCAAACTATCCAGCGCCGGGTCGGTATACAGCCCCCAACCGACCGTTTTTACAATCGTGCCCACCCTGCCGATGATGGTTCCTTGGCGGCTATAGACGCCTGCCGGAATCAACCAGTCAATCGCCGCCAGCGCCTCATCGACCGGCCACACCAATGACCATCCGGTCCCGTCCAGCGCCAATTCGGCCACCTGTTGGGCGCTGGTAGCGCTGGCCGATGTAACCGTGATGGAGGGTTGGTAGGGATCATCGAGCCAAGCTGAGCGCGACCGTGCCCGCAGCGATACGGTATGACTGCCAAACGAGCGGTCGGAAGTAATCTCATCGACCACGAACTGCCAGACCCTGCCGTTGATGGTGGATTCGACCTCCCACGGCTGACCGTCAACTGGCCGCAAGAGCGTCCAGGCCGGATCGGATTTCAGCGTTGCCGACAGTGACCAGCACCAGGACTCGCTATCGGTTTCCACGGTCTGAGCGATGCACGGGAGTTCAGTCCGGTCAGGCAACCGCACCAATACCGATGAATTCAGCACACGGTAAACCCTCAAAATCGGGATATAGGCCAGCGCGCCGCCGCACTGGGATTCTTGCAGATTCAGGTAAACGGGAAACGAGGGAACCGGACAGCGCAGATCAAGATGTCCATCCCAGAACACGCCCCGGCCAGGGACAACAATCGGCGGGACAGTGCGCCTGGCATGTGCGGGATAGCCCGCTTGCCGCCACTTCTCGAACCTGCTGGGAGTGATCCGCGTGGCGTCGGAAAAATACTGAGCGACTCGCGCCGCGCCCGGCGAACCTTCGCGGAAGGTGGCGAAGGCGGCAATCTGAACCGGCTGGCCCTCGTTCCAGCGGGCAACCCGACCGCCGCTCAGTCCTGCGGCATCCTGGAATCCATCGCGCCCACGGATCGCCGCCAGTGGCGCATCTCGCCAGGCATCGCTTTGGCGTCCGGCGCAGAGCGCAGCATCCTGAAACGAGTCGGCAGCGACGGCGCTATGCCGGGTTGAATCGCGCCACGCCTCAGCGCTTCCTCCGCGAAGGCCGTGCCCGTCGCCCCAGAGCGCGAAGGTTCCAGTCCAATACGCCGAGGCGTCAGCGTGCGTGTCTATCCAGCCCGCCGCGCGGGTTTCGCCGTCCTGCCACGCGCCCGCTGCGCCGCTGGCGATGGAGTTCAACAAGCCCAAATCCAGCGCCAGATGAATCGCACCGATCATCCCGCCCGCCGTGGCGGAAACGGTTAGATTGCGATCATCGCTCGTGGTGAGGATGGAAAGATTGAGATCGGCGACGCCAACGCCCGGCGTAAATGCGCCAGACAGATCGAGGTCAGCAACGCCAATCCCCGGCGTCCAGGGCATGACTACTGCTCAGCAATCGCAAACGTAATTGAGATCACGGATGCACCGAGGATAAAATCCAGCGCGTTGAATTGCAGCGCGTTGTTAGACCCCTCGCCGCCCGCATCGGCATCGGCAATAATCACCGCCGCGCTGTCCTTGAACCTGCCCCAACTCACCACGTCATCCGACACGATAGTCGCCCCGGTCAATATCGCCGCAATCACCCCGTTGCTCACGGTCATAGAGGCGGGCAAGGTCAGTTCAGCCAACAGGGTTTGCGAGGTGATGGCGCCGCCGTTTGCTGTGGGGCGCGGAGCGTCATACAGTTCAAGCGTTCCGTTTTCCAGCCAGCCCGCTACCAGTTCAGCGCGGGCTTGCAGCCGGTCTACGGTAAAGCCCAGCGCGGCGCTCATGGCATCGGGACAGGCGTTTGCAGATCAGCAACGGCGGCGTTCAGCGGGTCGCTGCGCTCCGGCGGCCAATCCAATTCCATGACGATATAGCCACGATAACGATAGGCGATGTAGTCAAACGAGTAACTGCCATCGACCGGATCACTGAGAGTTTGGCGCAACACTCGTTTGGATTTTCTGTCGATCAGAACAACTTGTCGCTGAATAGACGCACCGAGTCGTTTAGCCGTGCCATAGATGCGATAGTTACCACCATCGACTAGATTGCGGCGTAATATCGTATTGATTACACGTCCCGCCATTTATTCTCTCCAAGGCCCGGTAATATCAAATCCGAGTTGTGCATAACTGGAATAACAATTGGACACGAGAAGGGACCGTCCAGCCAGTTCTGGGATCGCCGTGATGATCGTTTTATGCGTGATATTCGCGGAATGAATCGGATTCCAAAGCCCCGGCATCATCCCTCGTGGGCCTGCGGATTCCCACGAGTCAATCGGCCAAAAATACGCGCTATCATCAACGGGATTTGGATAACTCCCGCCTTGGTATCCAGCACGAGTCGCTGTTTTGCCGTGCGAATAGCGTGACATACCGATTGCTGATTCATATCCGGTATGAGATCGACTCAGTATAGACGCTGACGTACTCGCAAAATCTTGCAGATAGGGAACATACGTTACCCCACTTGACTGCCCAACGATTACACACGCATAAGGATCGGGTGATTTATAACTCACAATATCGCCAAAACACAGCGCCGATGTTATTTCACCGTCATTCCCCGCTGACGACAATAGGTAAAAGAGTTGCGAATCACCAACAAGTATCCATTCATTCTCAGTCGCATTCGCTGAAGAGCTTTTAGTGTGATACACCAGTCCGCTCGAACCCGTCCCTGTATCCACATCACTCATTGTTTCGTACATCGTTAATGCAGTAACTTGTGCGTTAGAGTCATCCACCCGCAAATAATGTCCAGTCGATCCAATCGCGGTACTGTGATACGCCGCTTTATTGGTGTCAGAGAATGCTTTTTCCCAACTCCCTGGCGGGGCCATCTTGGCAGTGATCGTGCTACTCGTGGTAGCGGTCTGATCGCTGATTCCAGTGGCGTCAAACGTAAACGTGGTTGAATTGACGACCGTGATCCGCTTTTTCCCATTCAGCCCTGACGGAGAAGCGTTCGCCATCTCGACTACCACATGATCCAAAAAATCATGCCCACCACTGACCGTAGCCGTTGCGACTCCTGACGCTACAATCAATGGAGTCACATCTTTACTACCAAACCCGGTAAGCAAGAAGGCGTCTAACACATCAATCAGTTTTCCCGGTTGCCCGGATAGCGCGGTATGGCCCACCATCGCATTCGTGCACCAACACACATCCACTGGATTCGACATGATTAGGCGTCCACATTTCCAATAAAGAGATATTCCACGCTATCCGGGTCAATTCCAGAGGGGGCGGACGGCTGAATCGCTCGCACCGTTCCAATGGGAAATGCGGCGGCGATGATGTTGAATCGGAGGCATCCGCCAACCGGCCACCCAGCACCCCACCCCTGATGGCGGATCGTCAGATAGGGAGTCGATGTCATCGGGTTGATCGGGGAGCAGTCGTTGTTAATGTCTCCAACGCCGATGATACCGAGACTCTCGCCAATGACCTGAAACGCCGTTGCGCTGGTGAATTTCACCAAGAACCGATCTTGATAGGCTCCGAGATTGCTGACCAGAAGCGGCCACGCAACCGCGTTGTATTGCGCCAGAATCTCGCCGCC